TTAATCGTTCCGAAACCTGATGCAATAGAACCGGAGGCCAAAGCTCCGACAGATACGAGATTTGCACATGTCGTAATCGAGGCTTGTGTAGCCTGAGTTGTTGCTGTGTCAGGAGCGAGTCCAGTGATAGTTGCTACAGTTCCTGCACTTCCTGAACAATTACCAGTAACGTTACCAGTCAAAGCTCCAGCGAAGTTCGTGTCTGCCGTGATTACTCCACCGTCTATCGCTCCAGCTCCCACATCTATTGAAGTGAATCCTGAAGTGATTGAGCCAGAGTCGAGTGCTCCTACTGAAACGAGGTTTGCACAAGTTGTTATGTTTGCCTGAGTTGCTTGAGTCGTTGCCGTATCGGGGGCCAGTCCAGTGATAGTGGCTACGGTAGCGGATTGACCAGTGATTGAACCTACGATGGCGTTAGTGACTTCTATGTCTGTTGCCCAAATCTTTGTAATCCTAGTCGCCGTAGCACCGATGTCTCCAGTAAGTTGAAAATTTGAGCCGTCATATGTCAGTCCGACGGTTCCCTCTATCGTTCCGTCCCCAGTCCATACGCCTACTTGATTGTCTGCTGGAGTACCTACTTTAGATACGTCACCACCAGCGGGGGCCGCTTCCCAAGCGACAGAACCGTCAGCCTGAGCGGTCAAGACAAGTCCGTCAGCACCTACCGCAAGCCTTATGTTATTAGAGCCGTCACTGGTTATTACGTCTCCTTTGGTCGTTGTTGGTGAAATGTTGTCGAAGGAGGTTGTGGAACTTGCCACTGAGGCTAAGTTATCGGCCTTAGTCAGAAGTCCAGATAGGTCTTGGTCTCCCGTATTTGAGCCTGAAAGCGCAAGCCCTGAATCCTTTATTATCTTTCCCGTGGTTCCGTTAAAAATTGCTACGTTATTCGCAACTGCCACCGCTGGACCAACAACGTCTCCCGTACCTACGCCTGTGGCCGAACACAGTATGCGCCCTGTCGTGGCGTCTATCTTAACGGGCAACGGGGTGGTTCCGTCAGCGTCAGATACTCCCATGAGGGTAGTTACCCTGTTTCCGTCTCTTGATGCGTCAGCCATATTAGCTAAAGGTTATGTCTATGTATAAATATTCGTTTCGTGAGTCGACCGCCAATGATGCGAGTCCGGTGTCGTCGTCCTTTTCCGCCAGTGCGGTAGTAACGCGGTTTCCGTCCCTCAGTGCGTCAGCTCCTGAAAGCGTTCCTCCGGGGTCTACCACTTCAGTGACGTTTATCAGCAGTTTTCCGGTTACCGAGTCAATCTCAAGGGGAAGTGTGGTTACGCCGTCTGCCGAAGATACCCCCAAGGCGGAGGTGACCCTATTTGCGTCCCTTACTGCGTCCGTCATATTCCTTTAGTGCAACGGCGAGCTTTGCCCTTTCCGAAGCGATAAGAGTCAGTTGGTTAGAGTTGGCCTTACGCTCCCTCTCGAGCAGTTCCCTTTCGGCCTTGATGGTGGAACGTAAGGCTGTAATCTCTGCGGTTGCATCTTCTGTTTCCTTTAGGCTTCCTGAAAGCGTTTTCTTCGCCTGGTTGATACGTTTGGCTTCCAGTTCGCCTTCCCTGATCATCTTAAGCCTCCACTTGGCTACTTCCATGGAGTAGTTCGAGACCTCATTGGCCCAACTGCTTACCTCGTCTTTCAGTCCTGATGCTTCCTTGAGGGTTTTCTGAGATGACTGGAGGGTTTTCCTTACCGTACTTTCTGCTTCTTTTTCTGCTAGTTCAAGTCTTTTGTCTACAGTTTCCTTGACCCCTGAAAGCTCTCCTCTGGCTCTGGAGACTGCCACTCCCAAAGAGGCCAGTTCCTTCTTCAGTTCAAATGCCTCTTTAGGGAGTGTCTTCATATCAGAGCTGGTATCCCGCTATGTTGGATTTTCCGACTGATGTCGAGTCGATTACCGCTGAAGCCAATGCTCCTGCAGTCATCTCCAAAGGCGGACTGAATGTTTCGCTATGTATGCCTGCACCGACCTGAACTTGCCAAACGGTAGTCGTTCCGTCCTTCAGGAGCAGAATTGAACCTGCCTTATCCGAAGAGCAGGTTATTTTGGTGACATATATTTTCTTCCCCGCGACTGCGGCTATCGTGGCCGTAGGTGCGGTTGCGTGAGTGTGTGTCGCCTTCACTGCGTTTCCGTATACTGCGTGAGTGTTCATATTATTTTGCTGACCTTATCTTTTCCCTTATCACTTCGCTTTTCTCGGTTGGGCTGTATTTGATTTCCATCTCCTTGGCCTTGGCCAGAAGCTCTTTCCTCGAAAGTGCCGACAGTTCGTCGGTTTCTTCAGCCTTGTCCTCAACAGCCTCTTTCTCCTCAATGCTCTCTCTCCACTTGTTCAGTTCCTCTATCTTGGCCATCAGCTTTTCGTTCTCAGTCTTTTCCTTCTCTCCCTCTACTGTGAAGGACTCTCCGAGAATTTTCGCTATAAGGGTCTTTTCGTCCTCTTCACCGAAAAGAACAGTCCCGTTGCCTCCGTTAGAGCTTGGGTCCTTCGGATCGAATTGTGTGGCTCCGGTGTCCTTCGATACCAGAATCTTCCGAGCCAAGTGCTTTGCCAGATGGGTTCCCACGTCCCAAGGGAAGGTGATTGTCTCCTTTGCCTTGACGGTGAACGGCTGTCCCCCGTATGCGTGGGTAAAATCATCCTCGGTTATGTTGGTCATTACGACCACTTTTCCCAGATTGTCGCTCATGTTTCTTAGGTTATGGGCTAATCTTGCCCTTATCCCTCTCCCCAGAAGGGAGAGAGTAAAGGTGCGATTGCTTAGATTGTGACCATGACGTGAGCCAAGGTGTCTGCGGAAGCGTTAGCAACACGACAGAAACCTAAGTTCTGTGCATCGTAAGGGCCTTCTGTGGTAGCTCCTACTAGAACCTGACCAGTAGTGTTGTCTCCTGTAGTGAAACCTGCACCGACTACAAGAGTCTCACCTGTAAGGACCACTCCGTCTCCACGGGTCAACAGCCAACCGTATGAGGAGGCTGCTATTGCGACCTGTGCGATGCCGACTGCTTGCTGAATCATTGAGGTAACGGCTGCCTTATCGACAAGGAACGGGGTTGTGATCGTGATGTCAGAGTCGGCAACGGCCAAATCAGTGGATAGAGCATCTCTGGCATCCAAGACGAGGGTGTCAGCGGTGTTATCGACAATTCTGGCCACTTGTCCTACTCCCGTGCCTGCATCGACATAGACATATCCGTTGGCAAATGCACCTGCTGTCCATCCGCCTGTCGAATAGGTGATGTAGATTACACGGCCTTCCGAATCGGCTGAACTCGATACGAGGTCAACTGAAGTGACTGCGTCAGGCACTGCGACTGAGCCTTTAGCCAAGGCACTTTGTGCCTGAACATAGACCCACTCTCGACCGTCAGGTGTGGTAGCCCGTTGGCCTGGTGTGATGCTGCCCTGAGATGTCGTGGTCTCTAGGACAGACTGGAACGATATTGCGTTCATATTTCTGTTTCGTTAATTAACTTAAGTTCGGAAGATTTCACCTGAAATCAGTCCTGCACCGACACCAATAGAGAACTCACCATAGTTGCCTGCCATAAAGACAGTGGTAGGGACGAGTTCATCTCCAGCAGCGCCGAAGGTTCGTTCAGTTCCACCTTCAGCAGTTGAAGTTGCGAAAGTGTTGCCTGACAATATACCGACACATCCAGTAAGGGCCATACACTGTGCATTAGTTCCTGAACCGACTGCTGGTACTGCGGTAAAGACATTATTTCTGATAATGACTCCATTCATTCCAGAACCTCCAGCGAGATAAAGGTTACAGTCAACGGAAGCGGCAGGACCTGAGAAGATATTATCTTCGATGATGACATCTTGTGGGACGGTGTTTGAAGTTCCAGGCAATACGATGTCTCCTACGTTCTTATAGAAGCGATTGCCGACGATTCTTACCTGCGAAGAGTTACCTGTTGACGACCAGTTAATAGCACCACCTGTTGCTGCATTAGTCGCTGTGGTTCCCTTACAGTTCTTGAAGTGACAACCAGCGATGGTTGTTCCCCAAGCGGCCTTGGTTGAATAATCGTCGTCCAGGAGGATTCCACCACCTGTATTTCCTGCTCCATTGAAGCCTAAGTTTGCGATAAGACAACCAGGGGCACGAACTCTAAGAATGTGCTGGGTTGTAGTTGTACCGTCCTTAAGCTGAGGTAAGCCACCTTGAGTCAAACCTCTTGAAACTCCGATAATCGACAGACCTGGCTTAGAGAAAGGAATCGTTAGATTCTCCTCATAGCTAGTAGGGTCGCCTGTTGCGTCAGTGATGGTCTTAGAAAACACCATAATCGTATCGTAGGCTGCTGCAATACTGATGCCCTGTGCGATTGTCTTTACAGCAACATCTACTGATAGACCGTCGTTGTTGTCGTTACCGTTTGTTCCGTCAACGAAGACCAACTGTCCGTCCTTACGGGGTAACGGTGCTCCGCTACCTGCGTCAAGTATTTCGTCTGGGTAAACCTTGTGTCCGTACTTGACACCAGACAAAAGGCTTTTTAGATTCTTTGGCATATTTACTTGTATTTCTCCCTCTCTCGTGGATTAACCCGAGGTGAAGGGCAAAATATGGTTACTGTTAGTTTAGCTGAGTCCCAACATTTGCCCTTGAAGACGTGGATTTTCGGAGATGAAGTTACCGACATATAGCAGATAACCGACTTCGGCCAACTGGTCGACCGGTGACATCAGGGTGCGGAACTGGAAACCTCTGGTTGAAGGCACGTTGCCGACTGTACCTTTAGGGGTTTCGTCGTTACCGGAACGTTTGAAGTTCAGTGTCTCGTACTTGTTTCCTTTAGCGTCGGACTTGAGGCTGATTCCCTTAAATCCGAAAGCGTTGGTGTTCAGCATGAACATCTTTCCTGATGGACAGGAATCGTCCTTTACGACTGGTGTACCTCGGAAAAACAGGACATTAAAACCCTGATTCGCTCCAGACTGCGGAGCCATTGAGGGAACCATGCCGAAAGCGTTCATTCGGGGATAGCCTGAAGTGGTGTAGTTATTACGGGTGGTAGGAGTCAATAAAGTCTCATACTTGCTCCATAATGACTTGGTGGTTGCGATGATGTCCGGCATTTCCATGCCTGTCTCAACTGAATCATAAGCTGTTGCCATCTTATTCAGGGTCAAGGCACCTGCACTGGCGAGGTAATAACCGTTGATTGAAGAATAAGTAGCACGAGCCAGTCCGCCATAAGTGGCGTAGTTGGTAGAATCATCAGCAGCGTTAGCCAGGGAATCGAAGACGTTGCCGACTCCTGTTCCTGTGTAGAGCTGTGTCGCCAAAGCTGTGGCTATGGACTTGGCCTGACTGTCGAACTCGATGTCGAACAGGTTGATTATTCGTTCGTCACCTGAGTTCAGGGTGGTTTCGAGGTCAGCAACGACTACAGGCTTGTAGATTTGCTTAGGCTCGAAGCTCATGGTGACTCTTGTGTTCTGGCGATCGGAATCGAGACGGTCTGCGATACCTGTGACTCCGCCGTTGGTGGAATCCTGGTAACGGATAGGGAACTCATACTTGGTTCCTGTAGTCCATTCCTTCGCGTTCTGCAACAGCGTCATCAGTAGGGGAGAGCCCTTGCTGATGGTGTCGTAGCATTTGGGGATGATTTTCGTTCGGGTAACCGTGGTTACCGCTGACGAGAATGTTGCCATAAAATTATTTTAGTCTGCGCAGCGCTTCCTGTGGGGTTTCGTCCAGTGACATCAGGTATTCCTGATGGGTCATTCCTTCACCTGAAGATTGTGTCCCGTCATTTATGGGAGCCGTAGTCTCTCGGTTCCTCATGTTCTCCACTGCCTTCTGTTCGGTTCTCTTTACCGCAAGGTTCATGTCCTTCATGTTCGTGAAGGCTCCCTTGAGGTCAGAGAATCCGTACTTTGTGGCATGGGCGAACAGGAAGTTCTCGTTGAGGTCGGGTTCCATCTTCCTGATTTCCTCAAGTTGGGAATTGGTCTGGGTCTCCAGATCCTGTCTGGCCGACTGTTCGGCCGTCTTCTGCTGTTCCGATTCCCATTTGAGGTTCTGCTTCACCACGTCAACCACGTCCTTCATCGTCTGTGGCTGATAGTTCGGGTCTTCCCACGGATGTTGCGCATCCGGTTTGTTAGGTTCCTCTGTGGCCTGTGGTTTTTTCAGGCCAGCTAGCTCCTGTGACTTTCGGGTGAACTCCGAGTTGAGCTTAAGGTATTCTTCCTTGACCTCATCTCCGGTGAGTTTCCTTCCGTCAGGCAGCTCGTAAGTTTCTGTCTGTGTTTCCGCAGCTTCAGGTTGGACTTCCGCAGTCTCCTCCGCTGGAGTTTCTTCGGTCACTTCGGGGGTGACCTCTTCAGTAGTCTCTTGGACTTCCGTTTCTTCTTCCATATCTCATTGACTGCTTCGTTCGGGTTGGCCTTACGGCTCCTTCACTTGGCTTGGTCGGTTAAGTTTTATTGCTGCAATTCTTCGGGTGGGGCTATCTCAGGCGGTGGAGGCTCTACTCCAGTGGCGGCGAACGGGTCGGCCTGGAATGCCGTGAACCTCATCGCAAGTCCCTTGGGGTCTTCGTATCCGAGTTGCTCGAAATAGTCGTTGGGTGCCAATCTGTCCTTATCCGACTGTGCCCTCTCGAACATGAACTTCCTGTCTTCAGGCAGTGTCTTTCCTGGTATTACCCTGATTTCCGCTCCTTCAGCCAAGTCGTTCCTGTGAAGCTCCATAGTCTCTGAAGCCCCTTGAGGGCCGAACATCTTGGCGTAATGGGTTTCCGTGTAGTTCACCTTGGCGAGCTGGTACATCCAGTTGAACATTTCCCTTGAGACGTAATCCACGACCTGAACCATCTCGTTGAGGTTGAGGTATGACTGCTCTATTAGCGCAAGTCGTCCGGCCTTTGTCTCTGAGCCTTCCCTCTCTCCCCTGAATGCGGATGAGGCGGCCATTATGTTGTCAATCTCTGAGCGGGAATCTACCATGTCCTCATATACGAAGTTCGGCAGTGGGGTTCCTGTCTCCCTCTGAACTCCTGTAACCACTCCCTTGCCCCAGATGAGACCTTCTGCGTCATATCCTATCTTCCTGGCCTCCGCTTGGGTCATTACGCTCGAATCAACCTTGGTGATGCCGTTTACCATCCTCGCATTGTCGTCTATCTGCCTCTTACGGCGGTCTATGGACTCCTGGAGAGGTATTGCCTGCTCTATGAACGATGTGCGTCCTATGGGGCGTTTCTCGTCATTCAGTACAGTCGCGAATATGTAAGGTTTTCTTGGCCTGTCGAAGTGGTTGAACATGAAAGAGCTGATTCCCTGAGCTTCCCTCTCCTCTTCTGGGACTTCCTTCAGTTCCTCGCTCTCGGCTTCAGCACCCTTCCAGAACTCCTTGCCCAGTTCGGCCTTGTCGTCCGCAAGTTTAAGGTCATTTTCCTGAGACAGTAGTATTCCGTCCCAATCCCAGAACGGGTTCTTTCTCCTGTCCAGCACTATGTTTCCGAAAGTAACGGCTCTCCAGTCACCTATCCACGATTCCCGATAGCTCACCTCTGGGTTCTTGACCATGGCGTCTTCCTCGCTGAGTCCCTTCTTCTTCAGTATCTCCTCCTTCTTTTCTGGGAAGCGGGCAATCAGTCCGAGAATCCCGCAATCGATGTCCTCTATGGCGAACTCGCTCTCCTTCTCGTTGGAGGATTTGGGGGAGAACCTCACCTTGCGGGGATCAACTGCCTTTACGTTGAAGTCGTTTATTTCGCTGTCCCAGAAGGGCTTCATCACTATCAGACGGCAAAAATACAGGAACCTCAGTCCGCGCCTGAACTCTCCCTTTACGTCTATGTCGTCATACCTTTGGGACAGGTAACGCTCCATTGTCCTTGAAATCTTCTTCGACTCCTCCATCTCCCTTGTTGGAAGTACGTTAGGCTTGGGCGGGTTGGCTATCAGTGTGCTGATTACCGACTCCATGTCCCTGAATATCCTGTTTGCCCTCACCTTGTGGGACTTGGCCGAAACTCTCTGGAGGTGCGATGGAACACGGTCAGGGTCACAGTCATAGTGAATCGTATTGGTGTCGTATACTGTCTTTACCGTATCCCAAACTGAAGAGGCCGACTCGAATCGGCTCTTGATGACCTCGATAAGCTGTCTATCATCTAGCTTTGATATGTCCATATAAACGAAAAAGAGGGCGGAAACGTTACGCATAAAGCGTTCGTTCCCGTCCCTCGGATTGGGCTTAAGATTGCCGTCCCTTGGATTGGGGTCTTTTAATTAGGTTTAATATAGCAGTAAAACGGGCAAAAGTCAAATAATGTCATGTCTCTCGACCTTCCTTATGTTTCCCTCATGGTCGAAATGCACTATCCCCTGTCCGTTCCTTATCTCGAAGAGTCCCTTGGCCTCAAGTTGCCTGAACATGATGAAGCTCTTGGCTTCGGAGTCGGTAAGTTCGATTATTGTCAGGTCATTCATTTCTTTCTCGATATTTGAAGTATTCGTCTAGGTTAAGCTCAAACCCTTCCTGTCCCATTACTATCGGCTCAGGTGGCTTCTCGAAGTCCTCTATCAGTACCGCATTGCCGTCAAAGCCCATTCTGGCCAGCTCATAGAACATCAGTGCGAAGAAGAGATGGTCTTCCCCTGTCCTCGACTCCCAGACATACCGCTCTATTCCCTGCCTGTTGACTTCCTTTATCTTACGGAGGTCAAGGCAGTGCTTGAGGAACATTCGGTACATCGCATCAGCGGGGAGGTGAAAGGGTATCTCTCCCTGCTGTAGCCTAGATACCGTCCAATCAATCAGCCTGTTCCTGTCTGCCTTGATGATACCCTGCTCCTCTTTCTCCCCGAACCTGACTATCCTGTTGCTCTCCTTGTCAGTCCCTCCGAGGTAGCACATGGAGAACTTACGGTTCTGGCTTACGTAAGCCCTGCTGATCTCATTCTCAGGCATGGCGTCTATTACGCTGAACGGGTCATACATCTTAACTAGGTCATCAAGCTCAGTCCAGTTTGCGAACCTACCTACCTTGACCACTCCATTCTCTGAACCCAGGACATAATGCTTGAAGTTCCCCACGTCCACTCCAAGATACCATTTGCCTGTCTCTAGGGTCTTGGGAGTCCATGCGTCAATGAGCAGTGTTCTGGTTATCGCCAGTACGGATGGGGTGTAAGGCTCCCCTAAAACGAAGTTGTGAAAGTATTCCTCAGACTTCTCCGAGTCCCTTATCACTTCCTCTGCGGTTATCCAGCAGCAGATGAGATGGGAGAGATGATAGCCTGAAATCTTCGATTCGGGATTGGTCGCTATCCACCTTCCGGTTCTTCTGGTCTCGTCGGGGAGTGTCGCATCGCAGTCCAGACATACATATCTCTTGCCTGGAATATCTACATTGTCAGGCCATGTCATCATCTGTTCCAGTTTGCACTCTGGACAGGTAACGTGCCATTCCTTCCTGTCACTCAGTTTCCACTCTTCCTCTATCTCATCACCGTCAGTTGATGGATTTGAGAACAGCCAGCGTCCCTTAAACTTGGAGCCCTTAGTCCTAGACCTCATTGTCTCCATCGTAACCCTGTCTGACCTGCTGGCCTCATCATGTATCACCACATCAGCTGTAGTTGATATTCCTGCTGTCTTGCTCACTGTTCCCTTGAAGTGAACGAAGTTTCCGTCTATCTCCTTCCTCTCCACCGAATCAGAGTTGAGTCCGTCGAACACATGCCGGTTGTTCACTATCATCGGGTTAATCTTTGACTGTACGAACTCCTTGGTGTCCGAATCGGTTGGGAAGGTATATATGCAGGACATTCCGTAATGCTTGATTGCGTAAAGTACCTTTAAGGTGAAGTTGACCGACTTTCCTATCTGCGCCGCTCCCTTGATTACTATATTGGGGTTCCAATCTGACAGTACGTCAAGCCAGAATAGCCTGTCATGGTAGGACAACAGCTCTCCCTTCTCGCTCTTTATTCCGTTAGAGCTTATCCATGAGAGGATTGATAGGTTGTTTATCCCCTTCTTCTTAGCCATTCGTCTCTTTCGTTAGCTTCTCCTTCTTTATCTCTTTTCTGTCTTGCCTTCCAGCCCCATACGCTCTCGAATCTCGGATCGCCTGGCTGGAGCAGATCATCACCTGCAATAGCTCTCTGCTCCTTTACAGTCCTTGAGAGGTCAAAGTAAGGGTCTGTCATCCTGTCGGTTATTCTCCTTATGCAGAGATGGCCCTTTGGACACTTAGCCTCATACTTGGCTACTTGGTAAGTCTCTATCACTTGCTTATGTCCCAGAGCATTGAAGTCTCTATTACATTCAATGCAGAAGAAGCCCGTAACCTTTGAGCTAGGGGCTTCGTCAATCGTCCTCTGCCTTTCGGTATCCCTCTCTTTCCTGTATCTGTCGTATTCCCTCTTCTCGGCATTGGAGTCTATTATGTCGTTTAGCTTCTCTATCTTATTCACCTGATATGAGTTTACCCAGTTTCTTTCTTATTCCCTTGAGTCCTGATTGTTCTGACTCTATCTCCTCTAAGGCTTCTTCCTCAGTATAGTCATTGATAAGTTTAGCCTTTCCGTCTCCGATTGGTTCAACAAACTCAGGGGCTTTAGACTTTCTGACTGACTCAAGCAACTTGTTCAAGTCAGCTTCGGTCAAGTTCGAGCAATCGGCTAATCCTAACTTGGCTCTTCTTCTCATCTCTCGCCACTCCTTAATCTTCCTCATACGTTCTCTCTCATCTCCTTTGCTATCTCATCGTCAAGCTCTTGTATCTTCTTGGAGATAGTTGGGTTAGTGATCAGATTTAAAGTTGCCTTGAGTTCGTTATCATTGCTAGTAACATCAGTCTTGTCTCTGTAATTATGTTTGGCTGCTAAAATTCTATTAACTACAGCAGGATTAAGTCTTCCAGCTCCTCCTTCTTCTACTAAACATGCCTCCTGTAAATTCCCTATATGCACATAAGCGTCCGTAAACCTTTTCCTTAAGTTAGCCTTTTTCTCATCATCTCCAGCAGAAGGTTTCATCCATTCATGTAGAGTTGACTTAGCTATTCTACAGTTAATCGCTAGTCTTGCGATGTTAGGAAGTCTTGGTGCTGTCTGTTGCCATCTTGTGTCTCCTTCCTTATCAAGTCCTTGTCTTACCGTTATTTCCTTTAGACCTTGTTCACAATCAGAAACATATAGTTCAGCAAGATTTACGGTTTCTTCCGTTAGCTTTGTTGGTCTTCCTCCTAAGTTCTTCTTGGCCATATTGTTTAGTTGAAATGAGTACCGTAGTTCTCTCCCAGTTTCCTTGGTGTGCTGTTAGTGTAAATCCTCTCTGCTTCCTTAAGACATTCTTCCTTGTTGCAGATGTGCTTTCCTCCCCAGTATCTTGATGGTTTGTTCTTCTTGCAGATTGAGCAGGTCATTTGTTT